AAAGTACCTCTGAGCAAGCCCTCAGACTCACCTAGACGATTACCAAACTGATCTGTAGCTCCTAAGCTACGACCTGCTAGGGCACCTAATTGAGTGCCAAAGTTACCTACACCACTTTGTATGACACCCAATGACTCTAATTCTCTTTGTCTTGCTCTATCTAAACCTGTATCTAACGCACCAACTCCTGAACGAAAAGCAGACTGAGCATCATCTAAATACTGATCTTGTATGCCAGTGGCTTCTCTTGCCATCTGCATAGCCCTGAGTTGGTCAGGGGTTAAGTCTGCAATTTGTTGTTCTACAACTCTTGGTGTGCCATCAGGATTAAAGAATGAGCGTTCAGCCGCTCGCATAGCACCGGGTATGAATCCACCTTTACCATCTAAACCAAAGAGTAATTGTTGGCTTAGAGCATCTAAGCCTGTCTCGTTTCTTAATTGATTGCTTACATATGGAGCAGGATCATTGCCACCTGTGTAGGGTGCTAGAGGCTGTTGTACAGGTGCAACTGGTTGTGCAGGTGCAGGAGCAGTAGGCATTACAGGTGCTTGTTGTACAGGTGCAACTGTTTGTACAGGTGCTTGTGGCAAGTCTATAGGTGAAAAATTTTGTGGTAACTTAGAAAAATCAAAATTTTCTAAATTCGGTATATTTGGAATACTGCCTATGCCTCTTGGTATGTTGGGTAATATTTGTGGCATAACAGCAGGTCTTCTTGCCATCATTTCAGGCTCACCTTGGATCATGCCTCTAACATTTTGCATTGCCTTTCTCATGTTATCCATTATTGCCATAATTATTTATTAGCTTGCGTTTGCACGATTGCTAAAGACCTCCATCATGTTGTACATAAGTTCTGTACCACGCTCTCTGTCTTCATCTAACGATGGTATTAGGTTAAGAATACCACCATCACCTTGTTCTAATTGATACGAACCTGCTCCTCTTACAGCTTGTCCTGTCATAACAAACTCGCCATCAGATAACATCGCAGGTACATCGTCACTGGTTTCAGTGCCCATTCCATTAATCATTCCATTTTGTCTTTCAAAATCTTCCATGGCTACATTGCCACCTTCTGCGTACATCATTGGAACTATACCACCCATATTCATGCCTGTAGGTACTGCTTGACCACCTGATAGTTCAGGCAAAGTGTTTTGTGGCAATAAACCAAACTCTACTGGATTAGGTGCTTGTTGACCCATTCTACGAGCTATTTCTGCTTCTAAATTAAATCGACCTGCAGCGTTCATTGTATTTAAAGGAGTTAATGGCACACCTGTGTCTTTTTTGGTTTCATCGTAAGCCATTTTGCCCAAAGAACCTGCTAAACCTAATAGTCCTGCTGTGCCTAATGCACCCAGTCCACCACCTTGACCACCACCAAACATGCTACCACCTTGACCACCACCAAACATTCCACCACCCTGTCTAACAGGATCGGATGGTCTGTTTCGTAACATGTCCTCTATACGACCTGCTTGACTTTGACCGGGTGTACCACCAAAGATGCTTCTGCCACCACCGGGCATTTTTAATGTTGCACCAGCTTGTATCATGTTGGGATCAGTTATTGAGGGATTGGCTTTCATTATCTCAGCCACAGTTGTGTTGTTTTTAGCTGCTATCTCATTAAGAGTATCACCCGGTTGTATGGTTAAATCGCCACCACCTAAAAATCCACTTAAAGGACCATCGCCTAGCAATCCTTTCATTGATCCTAAGCCTTTTCCTATACTGCTAAACCCACCTGCTGTACCACCTGCTATCGAAGATAAACCGGGTATTCCTGCATTTGCTACCATGCTCATAGCCGAACTACCTAAACTACCAAGTGCACCACCAATACCGGGTATCCTAGTAGCTAAACCACCAATACCACCTAATACTCCACCTAAAGCAGTACCAACGCCCGGCACTAGCATAGCTACTGGAGCTACTTTCTTAACTACTTTGCCTAGTTTTTTGCCTAGTTTCTTAAAGAAGCCAAACTCTTCTAATCCTGTGGACTCGTTTAGACTAGCAATACCCATACTTACTACAGCTTCTTCAGGGTTAATACCAAATTGATTAAACTTTTCTTCAACAATTGCCTCAAACTGTGGGTCTTCCATCATTTCAGGAGGTAATACAATCTCACCCGGTCGTACATGAGCCAAAGCTGTGTCTTCACCACCACCTGCTTGTGCTACTTTTTTTGCTACACTACCCAAAGGTGCCATCATGCTTGCTGATAATTTGGCAATCATATGACCCAATCCTTCAGCTTCTTCAGGATCAGCAGTCATTTGGAGTTCTTGTTGTAAAGAATTTATGGCTTGTTGGGTTTCGTCTGTTCTACCAACATTAATACTGGTTGAAGGCGATGGCACCATACGATACCCTGCTTCGATAAATTGATTAATGCTAGGGTCGTTTTCTCTTACAACTTGTATATCTTGCCCATTGCTTAATTGAATCAAGCTAGATGGACTAGCATCTCTAAACATTTCCATTTCTTTGTTTGAGATAGCTCCTTTGGATTGATTGATCTGCTCGCTCATATTATGAATAACTTGAAAAAGTCGTTGTAATTCATCAGGGTCTTCAACATTTCTTGCTATATCTTTAATTCTTTCTAATGCTATTTCAGGTTTTGTAAGCTCAGGCGTTGCAGGCATTGTATTTAAACCATCAGCCCTAGTTAGACCCATCCTTGGACTAGCATCTCTAAACAAGTCCATGTCTTGGTCAGATATAGGACCCACACCACCAATCATAGCTCCCATGCTAGGAACAGCATCTCTAAACATTTCCATTGTTCTTTTAGATGTAGCACCCATGCCCTGAGTTAAATTGTTGATTCTTTGTTGTAATTGTTCGCTTATAGCCATAATTAACCTATTGTAACTGTTACTGCTCCTACACTCATTGTAGCACCTAATCCTGTTGGATAGGTTTGATGACTGTACAAGTCTCTGAACCTAGTACCATCAAACGCTTGATGTATAGAGTTTGTAGTATTAAATATTATACTACCTGTTGCAAATTGCAATTCAGAAATCTCTGTAGCGTTAAAACTAGGGATTCTATCAGGATCAACATTGTCTAAATTAATCTCTAATATTCTTATTAAACGATTGAAAAGCTCAGGTGTTACATCAGTGCCCTCAGCCAATGGCAACCTTGTAACCAAGAGTTTTGTCATGATCCTCTACGACCTGATGGCTGTATATCTAGCCTAGTGTTACCTAACCTCCATTTGTAATCTTTTCTATCATCAGCACTATTATCATCATCTGACTCAAATCTAAGCACAAATTGACGACCTCTAGCTCTTACATCTGCTTTGTTAGTATTAGATTTAATTTGTGATGTAGAGTCTGTGGTTAGGCTTTCACCCATAAAATCACGATTCTTTAATACTATGTTTATCGCAGGATCAGGTGAAGTGCCTTGTGAATTAACAAATTTAATATCAGGCAAGATGCGTTTTACAAACGCCAATGAGTCACCATCACCTATATCAAAGTCAGCAGATTGTATAAATACATTGTCCATCGGCTCAGTGTCATCGTTAAAACCTGATTCGTGGTTGTATAAATAATAAGAACTTGACGATACACCAGTGGCTTGTGGATTGTTTTGTATGCCACCATCGATCCAAGCATGTCTTACCAATGAGCCAATTGACCATGAGTTTTCTTCGTAATTGTATATGGCGTATCTTGAAATTTCTCTTGTGCCATCATCAATGGATGGATAAAAGAACCAAACTTCTGAAAACTCTGAGTTTAAAGCTACATGACATTTATAAGACTGTGATAAATCAAGGTCAGAAAACACATATTCTTGCACTGTGCATGGTAGTTTTTGTACAGCACCATTGTAGAAGTAAAATCCTTGTTTGCTCATGAAAAATACGCCACTAGGTGCATTAACAAAGGCTTTAGGTCCTAACAAGCCTGCTCCTTCATTAATTAAATTAACAGAAAAAACCAATGGAGCACCAATGAAACGCATACTGTAAATACTCGTATCAGTCCAAATTAAAACCTCTTGTCTTGCTTTTAAACCACCCACAATCTGTGAACCACTTGATAAACGCAACGATCCTGCTGAATTAGTATTGGTAGGGTTCCAATCAATTGCACTTTCTGAGTCAGAAAAAGCAATTAACATAGGATCAACTACACCAGTTCGATTGCCACCTGTAATAGGATCAGCACCTAAAACGATTGCATGTCTATCTGTTTCAGAAACTAAAACTTGCAATCCTACTGTAGGAGCTTTGTCTGCTCCTGATATATCTGACAAAGCTACAGCCCTAGTGGTTAAACCATCGTTTTCTGTCCACAAATAGATACCACCACCACGAACATTAATTAATAAGTTTTCACCAAAGTTGTCATGTGACCATAAACGCAATTGATTGGTAACACTTAAAGTATTTTCAGCACTCCATGTGCCTGCACTCCAAGCTCCTGAACCCCAACCAGTGTTTTGCACATAGTCATCTAAACCAACATTAATTTGATATAACCCATCTACACCTGATCCACCATTGCCTGAATCACTTGCATTTGCTGTAGCTGATGCCACAAAAGTGTAAGTATTGGCTGTGGGCACAGTGACAATTTGATGTTCTGTGTTTAAGACTGATGCTGTAATTAAACCACCTAAAGAAACTGCTCCACTAATAGTAACAAAATCACCAATAACAGCACCATGACTGGAATCAGTAGCAGTGATAGTAGCAGAACCATTGGTTGCACTAAAAGTTATTGAATTGGTACTGGTTTTTCTGATAGGAGTAATGTCATTAAAAACACTACCTCTTTCTATGTAATATTTAAGAGTGGTTCCTAAACCAAGATATTTGGTACCACCAAGACTGACCCATTGATGTAAAGCTCTAGCTATGCCTAAAAAAGCATCAGAACTAGCTTTTAACCAACCACCAATCTTTTCAGGTCGATTTTTTCTAAAACGAATGAAATTAGCATCAACATAACCACCTTCTTCTGAGTAATCAGTCTCTTCTTTGTTGATTCCTGCTTTGAAATTAAATTTTGCTAAAGGCATAAGTAAACTCTTTTATTGTCATAAAAGTTTACCATAAACTTTAAAATTTACGCCAAACGAATAATTGCACCAGTTGCAGTCGCACTAGGGAAAACCACAGTGAAATCGCCTGCTGTGCTAGTTTTATCTCCACCAAAGTCAATTGCACAAATTGCTTTATTACCATTGGTAGTGTTATACAGCAAACAACCTCTAGCTGTAACTGTAGCTGTACCAAAAGTTAAATCTGCAAAATCACACACAGCAGTGGTTCCTGAAAGGGCAGGAGTAACATTGGTTAATGCTGATCCACCTGCACTGTAGTTAGTGCCTGTAGCTTGTCCTGTGGTTACATATACAGTAGTACCTGCTCCCAAAGTTGCTGATGATGTGTAGAGTGCTAACTTAATAGAATCTGCACCATTGGTTAAATTATGTCCTTCGACAAGTATTTGTTGTTTAAAACTTGAACATATTGCTGATGTAATTGCCATTTATAGCTCCTTTATAATCTTAGCCATGTCTTCATGACCTTGTTTAACTAATAAACCAACCATAGTAACCTTTTTAGATTCTATCGCACTGTTTATATTAGCTAAGATTATACTATAAATGTGATTTTTGAAAGCCTCAGCTTGCAACCTTACATGTTCAGGTGCATTTTCTGATATGCCTAAGATTTTTTCAGTGGTTTTTTTAGCCCAAAATTCAGGATCATGACCCTTATTGTCTGTGGTATGAACTTCTACTTTACCCAATTGTATAAAACTTTCTGACATTATCCTTTATATGGTTCAGGTGGTAATTCGTGTTCTTGCAAAGTTAAGCCATCTTTTGCTAGTTCGCTATCTACCTCATCATAAGGTTTGATAATCCATTTGTTGCCATGAATAACAGTTACAAAAGGTTTTTCTAAACGATGGTAGCCATAGAGCTTTTCTGTTGGTGGAACATCAGCATCTAAGACTGTTGATCTAGGGCTAACACCTACTGTGATGCCATGATCCATCATTTTAGATAGCCAAAATTCAACACAAGCTCTGCCTGCTTCTGCAAAATGTAAGTCGTTTCTATAAGAAAAATCTATGCCAAATAAATCAATTGACTCTACTTCACTCCACATAGCAAAGCCTAAAGCATAGGCTACTGTGTTGTTAAAGTATGCACACTGAGTAGCATTAGCAACTTCTTCTATAGGAAAAAGGGTGGCTTTTGGCACTCTTTTATCTAATTCACAAGTGTAAACAGGTATTTTAAGCTCAGGTAACATCTTACGCATAACCAAAGTTTGTTTGCCTGCATCATCACTGTCTAAAAATCGACTAGCAGGGTCCATCATAAACAAACGATCTAGGTTAAAAACACTGCAAGCTGAGTTTATACCCCAAACTTCATCCCATTCTTTACCATTTTCTTTGCCAATCACATAATCTATTTGTGATATGCCAAGACCTAACAAGGCAACTCTCTTGCCCTTGAGCGATTTAATTGGTTTCATTACGATACTACTGAGCGTAGGCTATCGTATCTGTATTCGTCTCTAGTATCTCTACCTTCTGATAAGTTTTTCATTCTCATGATTGCCTCTTTGAATCTTGCTTCAAACTGAGCAATGACATCAGGAGTCTCTTTAAGAAAAATTGCACCTTCAACTAAACTTCCATAAAGTAAAGCATCAGGATAATCTGTACTAAGAACTGTCGTTCCACTGTCACTACCACTTGTTAAAGAAGATGGTTTATATAAGTAATGTAATTCTACTGTATAAATTGCATCAGGTACAGGTGCAAGAGAAAAAGACTCTTGACTAAAAATTGAGTAATATTTGGGTTGACCTGTAACAGTTGTTGTTGGGCTGTACTCTTTTAAGAAAGAAGCGTGTTTTAGATCAAGATAAGTGTAAGTATTGCTTGATACAATAGCTAGACTCATAGGAGCCAAAAAATCACTAGGACAAGC